GTTGCAGTAATATTATTAGCTAACAAGTTGCCGGTAATCGTTAAATTGCCAAACGTTGCGTTACCACCGCTTGAAGTAGTAGTAATAGTATACCAGTTTGCAGCAGTTGTTTCACCGTCAGCTGGGCAGATACACATAGTACTAGTACTAGTGTTATACCACAGTTGTCCTCGAATTGGGTTTGATGGAACAGTGTTGTCAGCAAAGTTCTCAAGCATGTGAACAAAGTTAGTATCTAAATATTCACCGTAACCTGCATAGTTTCTGCCCGGTAATGAAATTGAGGTGCTAGTTGTATTAATCGTACCATTAGCAATGGTAGTTAACACTGCACCATCAGTTTTGACAATCGTATATGACATAATCAATCGCTCCGTTTTCTATTATTTATCTTAATCTGTTTCAGTATCATAGCGTTATTAGATTAGAGATCGACTGAATACGAATAGTATAATCTATCTGAATCTGTCTATTCAATGATTTTTGTACTGGGTGAAAAATCACATGCGTAAGTAATCGGGTAATTACTTGGCCTTCACTATCAGTACCGTAGTTGGCTAATAATCCTAATTCATCAAACACATAAGTTGATTCAGTCTGTGTGCTATTGTCGAATGCATCTTGTCCTGCAGGCTCACCGTAATCTAACAAACATTGTACTAAAATGTCTGAATATAACCTGCCCGTTGTATGCGTAACAGTCATCTTGTTTCTTGTTGGGTCTAAGTTAAAAACACTAGTATCATCCACAATCTTTGCATATGTTTGATTGTACAGTGCTGCATTTTGTCCCGTTGTGTTGGGTGGTAAATAAGTAATAACACCGGTCGAATCGACTGAAGCACCACCGTTACCAAACGCCATTTGGTAAATCTCACCATATCCCCTGCTACTCAAGGTATCAGCTATGGCTTCGGACATGTTTTCGTAATTTATCGCATTGTTCTTTTCAACAAAAACTTCACCAGATTTGGGATCATAGATTTTTAAAAATCCATTGATTTTGTAAGATAGCGTTACAATCGACATTAATTATCACCCCTTTTCTGGACATAAACTTCTTTACTGTTGGGATCGAATATCTTTATATGTGAAGATACATAAACCCCATTAAACTCATTTGGTTTCTTACCTGCAGGACTAGGTTGTTTTTCAGGTAAATTCGATCTCTTATCATTCATAGATTTATTTATCATTTACGTAATGTCCACATTTAAGAAAACAGCTCCTGCGGTCTCACTAATTTGCAATGGATCCCCTGCTTCAGGATTAAACACATATGAATTCCAAGTCTGTGAATATAATTCGTTGCTCATCCTGTTATCACTGATAATACTAAACACTTCTGTGTACATAGGTATCAATGGTTGAATTCCGGTGCCATCCGCCCCTCTTACAAAACTAGTAATCGTGTTGTTTATCGTGTCTACTGCATATATGGTAATCAATTCACCATTCAGTAAGATATCTTTGCCTACTGTCGTAGTAATTTCAAGGATATCACCAGTAGTTATCCAAGTACCTGAAGTTATAAACACAACCGGGGCAACATTGACTATTCCCTGTGTGAAATTAGTATTGCTTATGTAAGGGTTAGTAGCACCTGTACCAGTACCTGCACCCGTAGCAGTGAAAACTACACCAACTTCATTTGAACTCGCTCCCACTAATGTAAAATCAGTACTTCCCACTGTTGTTATCTTATAGTTGTTGCCGATAACTAATGCGTCAGGATAAACAGTCTGTGATGTATTAAGTATCGTAATAGACTGTATTTCTGTTCTGTTAGCATTAATACCTACAGTATAAACATCATCTACTGCTACAGGAGTTGTTGACGTTTGATAAACAAAGTTAGTCAATCTAGTCACATCACCAACATGAATTACTGTGTCTAAATGGTATAACGGTTGTGTTAGCCAAGTTCTAGTATTAGCATTGGCTCTATATACTGTACCCTCATTCGTCTGATTAACATAGTTAATATAAACCTGTTCATTAGGTGTAGCTGATGGCATCATGCTGGTAACAATTACTACATCCCCTGTACCAATCGTAGTTAATATACCAATCTCGTTTGCAGGTCTTAGTCTCAGTTTTGAAGAAGGTACACGATAACCGTTTATTGTTACCCATAAACGATCTACATTATCTTGTTCCCACTGCGTTACATATACACTACCTGAATCTGTAGTAACTGCTACTACATCACCGTTCCAAGTATCAGATACTGTTATTTCGGATAACCCGGTGAAAGCTTTAATGTAGTATTTCTGTCCAGCAATCAACCCGCCCAATATAGAAGTGCCTAATGCTACTCCTGGCTCAGTAAAGTACACAGGGGTACCCACTATCAACTTGCTTGCGTCAACAACAGTTATTCCATTATTAACTGAACTGGTTACAGTAGCATAAGTTGTCCTAAGTACAAACAAGCCAGCTAACCAAGTAAATCCGCCGCTAATATATGTTGAGCAGGATGTAACTGGATAATTTGGAGCAAACAATGCAGGATCATATGGCTGCTCATAAAGATCAAATGTAGTGCTGTCAATAATCTTAGCGTAGTACTCATTGTTATTCAATTGAATAGACCCTAATGTTCCATCAATGATGATTAAATCATTCTCACTAAAGTTGTGGGCTATTCCTGTCGTAACACGAATCGCAGGCTGTCCACCTACTACTGCTAACATAGAACCTGAAGCAGTCGATAAGGGGATAACAACATTATTCTCGTCTTTAATCGTAATCTGAGTTCCACTTACAATAGTGTCGATAAAGTATACCGTACCGTCTGTTTGAATCCCACCAAATGCCGTTCCTTTAAATATAATAGTATCATTAACATTCATGCCGCTAGTAGTAGATAACGTAACTCTATTAGTTCCAGTTGTAGTATTGGTCGCGTATGTAGTCAACGGAGCTGAAATAGTATTGCTTATTGCTATGATGTTATTAACACGAATTGGTGTTATATCGAATGACATAGCGCCAGTATCGTCAAATACTTCAAATGGGTTGCCACCTATTATTTCTGATATTTGGAAACTAGCAGAATCTATAATGTTAACAACATAATATGTTTGACCTGCTACTATTCCACCAAGAGTGGGTGAAGTAAAGGTCAAAGCATCGTTGATTGCTATCGAAGCAGTTGTACCAGTTGATAGTGTCAGCCAATCATAAAAGCCACTGCTATAACCAATTGCTGCTGTTCCGTCACCTGCCCCTATTCCAGTTGCAATAAATGTTAAACCTACAGTATTAGATGCTGCTCCGATTAAAGTGAAATCAGTAGTACCGATACTTTGAATTACATATTCTTGACCAATTGTAAATGCACCAGCAGTTGTTATTTCATCATAAGAGATTTCATCGTGCGTTGTGCTTCCTACAACTAATCCAGCTACTGCCCCGGTTGAGCCAGTCAAACCAAATACAGTGTTAAAATACTGTCTTTGAGTATCATTAAATAGCGTAACTGCAATTATGTCACCTGGTGTTAAAGCAGCACTAATACCAATACTGTTAGTTACTGGATTCATTGTATAGCTACTTGAAAGCAATCTGACTCCGTTCAATTCTACTACACCAGCATCTAGCCAATCATTAGGTACATAATTATCTAATGAGAACGTTGAACTAGCAGTATACGTAAACACTTGTGTCTGTGGTAAAGTGAAGCCATACTGAACTGGTAATGTCTCACCAAATACCGTATAAGAAATATAGTCTACAGTAGTATCGTATTGTGCTGCAAATATCATTTTAGCAGTGATACCATTAGGACTTAATCCAAATGCATAATCACTTGTAACAAACGATGCACTACCTACTGCATTGGTTAGTGTTACTATAGAGCCACCTGATGTTGCAGAAATAGTAAACTCATTGGTATCTATAATGCTTCTGATATAGTAAGTAGTTTGAGGAGTAACTCCACCAATCATTGTATCACTGAACACTATAGGAGTGTTAACAATCAATCCACCTGTACTGTTACAAGTAATTGCATTGTTGGACGCTTTTGTTCTAGTAACACTATTTGTCTTACCCAATACCAACTTGTTACCATTGTGATAGACTGCAGGATCGGTATATACTGTGCCATTGCCGTATGCAATAACGCAAGTCATTGAACCTGTTGCAGTAGTAAGGGAAGCTGTCGCGCCCGCTAATCCAGTTAGTGAGTTATAATACAGTGATACTGTAATAGTATTAGTAACCTGAGATATTGCCTTAACATAATATATTACATCTTCTTGTATACTGCCGAATACTCCGCCAGTAAATGTGATTGGGGTATTTTCAGTTATAGCTGCTACTGAAGCTAAGAATATTTCATTGGTAACTGAATCGGTAGCATATGCTTCTACTTCAATTGGATAACTGTTAGGTTGAATTACTCCGCTACCCTGCCAAATAGCAGCAGCATAGTTGCAATTCAGATAAATCTCATTGAATCCAGTAGTAGTATTAACTCTGATTGGATCATGACTAGAATTTGATTTCTCTAATTGATTGCCATTGCCCGCTTCATATACATCAATTCTTAAAGTATCGCCGGGAGAACTTGGATCAACATAGTTCAGTGGGTTTGCACTTGCGAATATGATCTTTTCATTTACCCAATCAACTGTAAAATCAATATCAACATAAATTGTTGTGCTTATACCAGTTGATGAACTAATGATAAAGCATGATAGTTGTGCAGGTATCGAAACCGCATCTTTGAATGAGAATTCGTTCTGCGTTGCTGCTGTTGCTTGCACCTCGACTGATACTACATTATACCCAACGTGTGCATATTGAGTAGCCTCCCAAGTTGTACCAGGGCGAGTAGTTACAATCATTGCTAGACTGTCAGTTATTATACCAGGAACTAATTCTTCTGGACCGTAACCTGATGTAAACGCATCGCCTCTTACATCATATGCAGGTGGAGTAACAACAAATGACGATGATGAAGTCCAAGTAATACCAGCAGCATCAGTTGATTGTAGTACGGTGTTGTTTTTACCAACAGCAGTCCAAATTGAGTTAGCAAATGTAATACCAGTTAAGTCTTCAGTTGTGCCAGAAGTTCTAGTTGTCCAAACACTACCGTTAGTAGAAGTTCTGATTTCGCCGTTATCACCCACAGCCATGAATCTTGAGCCGTTCCAATATACATCACGCAGCGTATCTATTACTGGCATTCTATACAGGAATGTTCTGTCGGGGGCGCCTGATGAAGCTGATAAGTTGGCTACTCTTCTTGCAGTACCCGTACCCAATCCAGAACTTGATGCTGTAAAGATAACACCCACAGTGTTTGATGCGGCTCCGATCAAAGTAAAGTCTGTTGACCCGATTGAAGTAATTTGATATACTGCTGATCCAACAATTGCAGTAGCAATAGTGTCTGTCGCATCAGGACTTAATATCAACTGTGTAGTATTAACAACATTTGCTACGTAATACGTTGTACCTGATACCAAACCGTTAAAACTATTATTAATTCTTACTGCTATATTTGCTGTAAAATTATCAGTTGAGTGTACTACTAAAACCTCTTCAACAGCATTAGTACTTATTGCTTGAGTTTCGCGTACACCAACCCAGTTAACTCCGTTAATAGAATTAAATATCGCTCCGTCTTCTCCTACTGCAACAATAATGGTATTACTTGCTGCTGCGCCGTACAACGCTTTGTCGGTTATTAACGTAGAATCCGTCCAAGTAACACCGTCAGCACTATATGCTGCAATACCTGTTGCAACTAAATTGCCGGTTGCATTAGCAACCAACCCAGAACCAACAGCAACAAACCCAGTTGTAGGACCTGTATCTAAACCTGTTGCACCAAAGAACTCATATTGTAACGTAGCATTACCAGTATAAGTTTCTCTCCAAATATAAGTATCATCGCTAGAAACAATAACGCCGTCGCCTGCTGCGATCCATACGTTGCTAGCATATGCAGCAGTATCTAATGATAATCCTGCTGAACTTAATTTTTGCATACCAGTTGCATCAGCAATCCAGGGCAATGCAGCATTTGCAGTATAATATCCTACAGTACTCCAAGCAATTCCGTTTACGCTCTTAAAGATTGCAGTAGGAGAGTTTGTGGAAGTCATTAAGTACTTGTTGCCGGCATACAAGATATCTGTTATTGCTAATGGTACATCGGCTAATTTGTAAAGATCCCACTGAGTGCCAGCATCATCTTTTGCAATTGCAGTATAATCAGGTAAGTTAGCTGGAGCCAAATATACGTTGCCGTCATGAGTCACTGAAACTAAATTAACGTTTGTTGGGTAGAACGGTTCGTCTATTAGAACAGTATCAAGCGGCCACTGTGCTGCAGGGTCAAACTGATTACCATAATATGTACTATTTGGATAAACAATGTTAGCTACTAATTGGCTGAGATCAAGCCCAGGCATATTGTCTGTTGGCTGATAGTACCCAACAATCCTGTCGAGTGCATTCAGTCTTCTGTCGCTAGACTTTAATAATTCCCATTTGCCGTATACGAAATCAGGATCGCCGTTACTTACTACACAACCATAAACTTTATTGTTGTACTTAACAATGCTTTGATCAAAGTAGAATGGCTCTGGTAAGAAGGCATATGATCCTGCCTTAGACATAGTAATTCCTGAAACATTACCTGTTCCATTAATAGTAAAGATTGCGCCGCCTGGTAACTCGCTGAGTTCGATTGTTTGCAATACTAAATCTACCGAAGTAATAAAGTAAGTTTCACCGTCTACTAAGTCACCGTTCATTGTTCCTGTAAACACAACAGAATCGTTCACACTGAACAGTGATGAATCGGACACCACAACATTAGCAGTATTTACTTGAGTTACATTAGTAGAAGTAAAGCCCACATAACTAAATCCGTTGCCGCTTACAGGCAGTGTCATCAATGGATCGCTATAAACAGCTAATTGCGTTGCTGATATAGCTTTTAGATAATAATCCGTAGATACTGAAGGAATCGTTCCTGTTAAGATCACCTTCTCTATTTCACCCATAGTACCAATAGTATCTACGTACATTGTGACATCGTTAGTAGGAGTAGTTCCTCCCACCAATGCGCCACTTATAGTGATAATATTATCTACTGCAAAACCTTCGCCTGGGTTAACAAGAATTGCACGATAACCACCTAATATCCAACTTATACTGAATTCTGGCTGCACAGATGGGTACTGAGTAATACCAAAATCAGTTATTTGGTTAACTAAAGTTTCTGTAGTACCACCCGGTGCAGTTAACGATACAGTGATGTAGTATAAACCAAATCCAGTCATATCACCTGATGCATCTGAAAGCAATACTTGCGGGCCACCAACTGTTTCACTGATAGCAAATTGCGTTGAACCGGATATACTTTCTACATAATATTGGTTAGTACTCACAATGTTACTAATGCCCGTTCCATCAAATGTTATGGGCATGTTTACATACAATGAATCAGTAGAATCGCAAACAATCAAGTTGCCTGTAGCTTGGGTATCAGTAACTGCGACACTTACTTGATCTAAATCAACAACGTAATAAAGTGTAGCTGGTACTAAACCACCTACTGCGGTGTCAACTTGCAATGGCATGTTAACATACATATTGGTTATGTCATCAAGTATTACACGATTAACTGTTGCCAATGTTGCGGTTGCATTAGCAGTAATTACGTTATCAATAGTGTATGAAGTAATATTTGGATAATTATTTGACGTTTGATATAACGTAAATTCTTGACCTGATACTTGACCAGGGCTTACTGGTAAGCCAATATTTACCGACATTGATCCTGTCGCAGCAGTTAACTGTACGGTATTTGCTTGGCTAATTAAGTCTAAAGTACCCGAATCAGTTGAAAGAACTAGATCAGTTCCGTTTACTGTTTCTGAAATTTTGATTTCAGATATATTCAATATTTGAGTAACATAGTAAACTTGTTGTAACTGTAGTCCACCAAATGCAGTTCCATTAGCAAATACAATAGGAGTCGATACTGCTAGCTGAGATGAATCTTCTATTGTTACTACGTTAGTTACTGCGGTAGTATCATATACCTCAATTGTTACTGGATCTTGAGTTTCTGAAACAGTAAAGTTCTCTGTGTCAATTACAGAAGTTACGTAGTAAATCTGATTTTCAATCAAGCCACCAAACACATTGCCAATAAAGTAAATTGGTACGTTAGTGTATAGTCCACCTGTGCCGCCTGTTCCAACTTCGGTGATAGGAATAACAATTGTACCAAATGATTTTTCAATCGCAGATGACGAACTAATAGCAGTCGCAGTGCGAATACCAGGATAATTAACTGTTAATATTGCAGTGTCTACTACTTGTGCAGTAAATATTTCAACATCGGTGTTAACAAAATTATATTCAAACACTTGAACTATGTTGCCATTAGCATCTGTAATCGTGAAATCAGTCTCATTAATAACCTGAGCCACATAATACACTGTGTTTGGTTGTATATTAGCTAATGTATCAAGATCAATAACCGTTTCGAACTTAATCGGCATTCCAACAGTAAAACCAACAGTAGAACCTGATGCGTTTGTTAACGATCCCCCTGGTACATATAATCTTATTACAAAGTTATTACCGTCAACTGTCAAATAAGTTCTATCTAAGTAACGAACAAATGTTGACCAATAAGTTTCTTCCTGATTTTGTACATCAGTAATTTGCACTACGCAACCGTGACCGCTTGCTTCAACTGATGTTATCTCAGGTAACTGACTATACATTTTTATTGCTGAAGCAGATAATGTTTGACTGGTATAGTAATCACCAATGAATGGAGCTGCATATAATGTGTTTGCAGACCAATCGGTAACTTGTGAAGTATACGTTGTTCTGTCAAAACGCAGAGTAGTAATGTTTTCTCTGATCGGAGTAGATTGCATTACTGCTACCGCTCGCGCACCCAAATTCATTGTGTGATTGCCTGTCCCTTGAGAATAGATTTCAACTCTATCGTGATCATTTACTGCGTTAGAGTAATTATTGTACAGAGCGATTACAAGCACCGGCAATGTTTCAAGAATTGCCACATAATACCACTGTCCATCAACTAATCCGCCTATGGCAGTGCCTGTACCCAATTCATATCTAACTAGATCACCTGTTTGCAAGGATTCAGCAAATAGACGAATAGTGTTTGAACGGGTATCAACGTCAGTGCTAGTAAACACAACCGATTGTGCAGCATCGATAATTATTTCTGGCTGTACTGCATACCCTTGTCCAGGATTAATCACATTAATGCTAAGAACTTGATCCAAGTACATTACTGGTTGAAGAACTGCTTCAACTGTTGGTACGGGGTATATCGAAGTATCAATATACGCAGTAACTCTTGGTGGATTCAGATACCCTCTTCCACTATCAAGTAGAATTACAGCAGGCAAATTCATGTAAATAGTTTCGCCGGGTAAATGATCAGATATTTGAGTGTCATTTACTGCGCGTTGTAAATTATAAAGAATTCCTAAATCTCTATCAACATCGTTATAGACAATTTGTTCAGTTCCAATCGTGATTGTACCGTTGATCGGGAATCCCCAAACATTTTCTACTGCAATAGAATTCGTAGCTAGATCCATATACGAAACTAGTCTAGAGACAGCGTAGTCATTTACACCAGTAAAACTTAAGCCATAATTCTGATACCATTGTGTGTATTCTTTATTACTCCATATAATGCTATCGGGTAAGAATTGATTATCGCCTACCGGACTAGCGTATACTAATTGCGGAGTAATAAACTGATTGACACTGTTATCGAATTGAGCAGGTAAATCAAAATCGGTTATATTGCCCTCAAAAGTTTCAATACCTGTATACTTAAATAAGAATTCCTTAATCAGTACGTGATAAGGTTTAACTTCATTTAGATACCCAGATAAGAATACTTGGTTGTCTGACTGGAATACTTCATAAGGAAGTAATTCACGAATAGTGTGAGTTACATCTACAAGTGAAGTCTTATTCAACCACGGTAGTAAATTCTGTGACTCTATTGTCTCGCTTTGAATGTATTCGAACATCAAGATGAGACTTTTATTTCTGAAAAGTAATAACTCATCAGTGTAGATTTGTTCGTTTAATGCGCGAACAATATATCTAGTTTCTTCGCTTGGGTATAGGTCGTAAGGAGTCGTATCATAATAGTTTTCTCCCCAACCATATTTTGCAGTAGCGTAATCCCAAAGTGAACTCTTGAATTGTATAGTACCGGCTTGTAACCCTATTCTAGTCCAAGTATTAGCATCACTTTCATAACGGTAAAATTCTGTTTTTCCATCACCATTAGACACAACAGCCACAATAGTTCCATTGGGTACATTTAGTGTTGATAGAGAAGCATAAATTGGAACTTGTATTGCTGGTTTAGTGTTGTCGTTATACCCATCAGCCCACCAAGTAACATAATCCCAATAATTAGAAGCATCGTATTCTTCGCCCACATCAAACAATACTTGGTTCGCAGTTCCGGTGCCACTACCTGCACCTGTAGCAGTAAACATTACCCCAACCGTATTAGAAGAAGCACCGATCGATGTGAAATCAGTTGTGCCCACAGTTTCAATAGAATAACGAGTTCCAACTACGAAACTACCTGCAGAATATGGAGCATACCCTACAATAACATTAACCGTTCCTGAACCAGTAGCAGGACCAGTCGCAGTAAACACCTCACCAACAGTGTTTGATCCTGCACCAACTTGTGTATAATTAGTAGTACCTATACTTACTATCTCGTACTGTACTCCTGCAACCATATCAGATGCATTCAACACTCTGTTATATGTGATTGGGTTTTGAGCAAATAAGAATGACGCGCCTGGACGTAGTTCTGAAATCGGGAATTGCGAAAGAACTTCATTTGCATATTGCAAATAGTTCTTTAGTCCTACCAATCTATTAAAGAAAAAGCTTTGACGAGGGCGTGCAAGTACACCAGATTGCACTGCTTTTGGTAATAATGGATTAGGTACTACTGCACCGGTTTCATCAACCCCTGACAGACTATCTAAGAATCTATCATAGAGACCCTTTGGAGGTGCAGAAGAATAAGTTGCAGTACCGTGTATAGCAGTTAGATGATCGGTTGTCAGCAAATCAGGTACGCCCGGTAAAAAGTCATCTGCGTAATTTTCTCTAATTAATGTATACTCGTTGTGTACTACATCATTGTTGTTACCTGTTTCATAACCAATGTGCAACACACTATCTTTTGCATTTACATATTGTTGTGTATTGTAAAGAGCAAATACGTTTGGCAGTAACGGAGCCATATAAGCAATACCTGAATTTCTAGGATTACTAATATATGACGCAATAATCGTATCTGCTAACGTCTTGCCTGCTTTGGTAAATACTATTCCAGTATTTCTTACCCAGAAATAATAAGTAGGTACTACTGTATTGGCAGAATTAATTCCAGCTTGCACTGTATAAGATGTAATATCATATGGTGTACCTGGACCCTGATATGATGCAGGAGGAACGGTGCTTGCTATCCAACTATATATTGCAACGTCAGATCCTGGGAATATTGCACCCCAATACCTACTGTTATATGTCACATCGTTTTGATGATAGTTAACGAATCTAATCGATGTAGTATCAAACCAAATTGATCCAACATGATCAGCTCCCCAAACTAATTTACCATTTACATTTGTCCCAGTGTTATATCCAGCAGGATCAATGTTAGATACTACGTTGATGTTTTGTCTTACTGCACCTAAAATCTTACCTTGTAAAGGATCTATGTAATCTAAGTTTTCCAGCGTATTATTTGTTTCTGCGCTATAGATTTGTATATTTTGTATGCGATTGATATCTACTACCAACGAAGAACTTCTGTAAACAGACCAGTCTTTTTGTCCTACACTGTTGTAGAACGTTGTAACTTGTCCAGCGTCACCCAGATTTACTTGGCAACCTGTAGTAGTATCAATTCTATAATCAGGAGCGCCTGCAATCACAGTCCAATCTGAGAAGTCAAGTGCGTAGCCATACATCGGACGTGTGCCGTATACTTGGTCAGAGTCATTTACGGTTTGTGCATATACGAAGTTACCTAAATTAGTTAAACTCTCGTTGTATGTTCCCAAGTAATCATACATGTACACTGCGCCTGCACTTGGATAAGAATCAACAAATTGTGTTGCATTGTTATCAAATACCGTATCGTTATCTAAGTTTTCATCATCAGTAAAGTCAAACGTGGTTGCAGTAAATCTTGTTCCAGTTGGAGCACCAACTACAAATGAATCGTACTCATTAAATTTGATTGTTCTACCAAATTGAGTCGTGCCGTATACGTGTGGGCACAGTATAGTTTGAGTCTGTGAGTATATCTCAAGACCCAATTCAGATACTGTCGCAGAATCAACAACTGAAAGTAATACCTTCTCATTTATCTGTGCAATACTAGTATTAACTACCTGAATAGTTAATATATTGTTTGTAGCGGATGCTACAATATTTGTAATGTTCTGTAAATTAATCTGCTCTGCAACTTGGCTTGCATTCATTGTTCCACCATATGCTGATGGATCAAGTACTACTAAGTAACCGTTGATCAATAAATTTCTAGTTGCGGTTACTTCAACTTCACTTGTGCCGGTTACAATACCAAATTTTCCACCTGCATTAGTCCAGCGATAGACTGCACCCTCTTGGTTATCGCCAGAAAGTTCAAATGGTGCACCAACTAATATTTCAGAAGCAGATGTGTTTACATCTAACCCTTTACCAAATTGTACCCCTGTTCTTGGAGTATTCGGCGACACTAGTGTTTGGAGCAACGTGAATTGATTGCCGCTTACGTTAACAATATCGCCTGCATTTAAGTTACCAGTATAATTCAGTACATTACCTATAACAGCAAACTGATTTTGATCAACTACCGTACCATTAACCATAACGTATACTGGATCAGCTTGTACATACACATTTAAGTTTACTACTGAATTTTGTAATACTACAGTAGTACTGCTAGACCTATTACGCTTGAGTTGGATAAAGTTAGTGCCAATGCTAGCAATATAGTATGTTACATATGGGCTAATACCACTGTCGCCAAAATCAGTATTAGGGTCAGAAACAGCAGTAAAGATAATAGTATCATTTACATTAAAGACACTCATGTCGATACTGCAATTTACTACACCGGTGCTTCCAACAGTAGCACTTGCAGTTACTGTAGTAGTTGGAGTAGGAGTCCAAGCTAAATTAAATTTTTGCGTTTTATAAATCTGAGTAGTAGGATTATACACCTCACTAGTTGACTGTACCTCAATATTCTGAACTGTTCTAGTGTAAGCGTAAGCAATACCTGAATTGGAAGCAGTTACAGCATAATCATATTCGGGTGCGCTAGCTAATACAGTATCACCGTAATAATCAGTTGCTAATGCATCACCAAACAACTGACCAGATAAAGTACCATCAATCACAGTAGAATACTTGTATGTTACTTGTATTGCAGTGCCGGTATCATCAATCGACCCAGTTCCTGTTGCAATAAAAGTTATACCAGCTTTATTTTGTATAGCGCCAATCAACGTGAAATCCGTTGTACCCACAGATGTAATCGTATATGTTTCGCCAACTACAAAGTAACCAGAAGATACTGCAAAATTCTGTCTTCTGTACGCATATACTTTTTGCCCAGCAGAGTCACTAATGTATAACCAATTGGTATCACCTGATAGTGCTAAGTTTGATCCCCACTCTATTGCGCTAACTGGGGCACTGATTGAAGTTTGATAAACAGTCAAATCTTGAGTTAAAGTAGTATCATTTTGTACATAAATGTGAACCCTACGATTACCAGTTGGTTCACTAACTACTAAGATGTTAGCTTTATGTACTACAGCAGTACCATACGATACTCCTGCTGAAATAGTCTGTTCAAGCAAATACTGTGCATATAAGGGGTTATAGGCATATCGATATAATTCACCCACGTTAGGATCAGTTACTACATAACCAATACTAGAGTCATATGCTACTGCCGAACCAAATGCCGAACTGCCTGGATTATTAAATTGTGCCTGCTGTTGGTAGTTAAGAGATTTTCTATATACTGCCCAATCGCCGTCTATATTTTCATCTACCCAAACAGTATTCTTTACGAACTCTGCGTTAAGTAGCGGAAGATTGATAATGTCTGCTGGGGTAGCCACGCGCTGTGAATTAAATCTGTATCCAATTCCGTAACCTGTAATGGATCTATTATTAGTGTTTACTTGCAGAGTAATTAAAACTTGTCTAGTGTTAATAATAGTATCAGCGGTGTAATAACCATTAACCGAAGCATCAAAATTAACAATAGCAAATGACTGATATCTTGTTAATTCATGATCCTGTGAGAACGTAACAGTAGACGTTCCGTTCAAGTTACTAACTACGCTAATAACCTGACCTATCGCAGCTGGAGTCAGAACTTCCCATTGTCCGCGATAATTTGCAACCCAATAATAATCTCTAACATAGAAATTCTGAATTGGTACAACGATATTGTTTATGTTTACTGCACTAGTTGCTTGTGAATAAAAGAACGATGACATCTTAACATCATTAAAATTCACGTATCCCGCATCAGGGTATAATGGAGTGGGTACACTAGTTAATATCGGCAATACGTCCGGCGATGCAATCGGTCTGTTGTAATTAAACAACGAGTAGATGGGAACTTCTTGCTGAACGCCATTAGTACTTACACCGTTTGTTAATCCTACAATTTGCGGGTTACCGGTTAATACATTTTGATTCAACTTAAATTCGATAAAGTTATTGTTTAGAACTCCGCCAAATTCACTTGACTTAATTGCCCAATTTTCATAAACATCATATTTTATGCCACCTTGGGGCAGTGTTGCTCCCTTAAAGGTATCAACTGCATTCTTTGTACCCTTAGACTTGATCATGTTCTTATACACATTAATCTGTGTGATATCTGTCAAGTCTGCAATTGCTAAGTAGTCTCTTGGTCTGTAACCAATTAACGAGAAGCTTAACAGATCAGCATCATTTTCTAAGTTAGCCTGATTAATGTTATAATACAATGCGCTTTCATATGAGCGAGTGCTGCTGTTGGGTAATAGCCCTTTTTGAATTTCATTATAGTCAGTAACTCTCCATTCTCTTTCGTTAAAGATATTACTAGGCTGTACGATAGTAAGTGCGGTCCAGTATCTGTTCTTATACTTAACGATAGAACCTTTGGTGTACTTAAATTGCCTATCCCATTCAACAATATTATCTTGATTATAAATAAATCCGGATGCGGTTATTGTGCCATTCCATTCAGCAGATTTAGTGCCACGTACAAAAATTCTGTTTTGTCGTAACCCAGTAATCAAATTATAAATCACATCATCAAACACTGTTGTATTATCAAATACTATACCGTGTTCAAAATTGCTCATGTTGAACTGTCCATATGCAACAGTGTCAAGCTTGTTTAGCGGTTTAACACTAAAGTATGTTTCATCTCTTATCACAGAAAGGTCTGATGACTTGATAGGATATAGATTTTGGTTCAGCACAAAATTACTATCTAGGATAGTTAAAGGCTGAACTATTTGGTCTTCTTTATCAATTACTAATGATATAGCTGAGGGGTTCAATGTGATAACGCTGCCCACTTCCCAACCCAATTGTGCCCAATACAAGAACTCTTGTATCATGGTATTCCAATTTATTTCAATCGCATTTTCAATATCTGTAAACAGCATACCCTTAGATTCTAAGAGCTTGCCATAACTCATCAAGAATTGTGCAACTTCTTGTAAAGAAAAGAACGTAGTACCGTAAGGCACTATCACTTCCGTTAAATCATAATCGTCAGTGATTTTTACTGTTAGAGTATCAACAGTGATGTTAGAATAGTTGCCGTTATATTTTGGTGTCGCTGTTCTAAAATATGCAGTGTCTTGTGAATTTCCAAACACCGCAAATCCACTGCTAGTTGACTGCACAATAACAGGACTATAAACGATTCTATCATATGGTTGATTGTCATACAACAAGACGCTGTAACTTTCGTCCGGAATTAACAGTGATGAATCTACATCATTGGCTGAACTTTTTTCAACATAAAACTGTAACATAGCTTTATCGCTATATCCAGCTACACGATATACTAAACGTACATCAAGATTATCTAGTGTATCAGTAATACTTTGTGTGGCATCAACACCTGATTGTTTTTCATAATCAACTATCCAGTTAATGTATGAAGTCTTTGCTGTACCTGAGCCATAAATTTGAATATCAGATAGCACAAGATGGCTTCTATCATTAACCAAATATTGACCAAATTCAACGTTATACTTGTAGTTGTCTAAGTCCGCTCCTAAATTAAAGAATTTAGCAGTCTTGGTTAATGCAAGGATTCGCATTAAATCAAACGGGTATGAAGAACTGCGACGATAGCTGAATTCTGCAGGGCCAACATCGCCTACTTTCCAATCTCTTTGGAAGATATTAGGATTATAGTTACCTACAACCGCTCTGAGTGGAGACAATATTTCTCCCTGCTGACCAACTGGTATAACACTAGTTAACCCTGAACGTATTGCTTGCGGTAATATAACAGGGTTACCGTCATTCCAGTCAATTCCTTGTTCCAAGTCTCCCCATAGCACTAAGTTATCGCTAGTGTAAGGTGCTGCGCCATAACGTGCGTCCCACCAAGTTGGCTTGCCGGTGTATCCCAGTATTTCCCAAGGAGTTAAGTTAGGGGTAGAAGTATCGTAGAAGTATTCGTATATTCCTCTCCATCCACCTATTGTAATTACTTGAGGATCAATCTTACTGCTAGTATTACTATAATTGTAAGTGAACTCGTTGTTAGTGTTATATAACTGAGTTTTATAATCAATTCTGTTTTCACCTATCCAATTCAAGAATGTAGGTGAGTATATTCGAAGGAATTCATCATATGTATAATCTGTAGTTCTAAAGAATCCAGGCAGTACCTCATATTCTTGGATAGGAATAGTATTGCTCAACTTGAGATTATTATAAATTCTGCACTCAAATTCAAATAAAGCTTGGTCTCTGAAATCGACAAGTATTCCAGTTAAGGGGTCATAGTCACCATATAACTTGTTGTACGACCCGTCGTGACCCTTTATAAACCAAGTTGGCGTAATAAAATCGATATCTAATACTACTTCAGGAATAGTTGCAGGATATAAGCCAAGTTTAGTGGGAGTATTTGGTACATAGCTTCCATAACTTTGAGTGTATTCTTTGATAGTTACAATGTCGCCCAATTGTAAATCATATGTTACCGTTAGTGACGGGCTAGTAGTGCTTACCGTATACTCTGTATTTTTTAATAATAGTTTAGTTGTGGTTATTCCGGTTATAACACTAGTTCTTGTTACATAAACTAACACTGCATAATAATTTGCAGTTTCAAAATCATATGTTCTAGTTAAAGGGAATATCGCCTGCTCTAAGAAATTGTTGAACGTATAACTGTTTGCGATAACCGGAGCCTTTGCAGGCACCATGTCACTCCAAAAGAACGGTTGTTCTTGGCTTTTGACTGATGCGATCTGTGCAATAGCAGTGTCGAGAATCGCAGACGGATTAAATGTTTGTTCAAACGCAATGCTATCAACCGTTGACACAAGCAAAGATTTATATTTAATATATTCTCTGCTATTAAACATCAATGCCTCAAAAAGATAATTATTTTTCTTGCGTAAGAATACACCCGGTAAAACTAGTGATGCGCTATTTTGAATAATACTAGTTCCGTAAGGTACGACAACTCCTAGATCACGATAGTTGTTTGAACCAAATACTTTTCCACTTGAATTTGGATTATTGTAGAATATACTTTGATATTGACCACGTATATCACCTGTATTTGCTTCAGTAATGTTACTATTGAACGGGTTGTTATTTAAATTAATTGGTATACCATAGTAAGCAGTTTTACTTACTTGATCACTTAATAATAACACTTGAACTACTGTATCAACTGGACTATCTAACGAATATGTAATAGTAGTTGATGTTGCAGTTTTGGTTACTGTATAAGAATCTTTGTTAACAATTTCATTATTAACATACACAAACACTGTTGGCCACGGTGACTCAGTGCTATCTAATGCTGCTACATCGCACGTATAAGATAGTGCAGGAACTAATGCATCATATTCGAATTCAAAGATTTGATATTGTACACTTTCACCTATCGCAGTTTTCCAACCAAGCTCTCTAGTATAAGCAACTCTTGTGCTATAGTTATAAACGTAACCGGTGTTAACAGCCAATGTGAAAGGAGTTGAGTTGCTAACATATGTGAAAGTATCTTTGTTTAAGGATACATCAAAGCTTATATCACCTATGTTATTTACAGAACTATAACGCAGCGGAAATCCTAAAACAATGTCATCTACCCCTGCACCAATACCGTATGCAAACAACTTGCTACCGTTAAATGATGAACTAGGATATACTGTTTGATCACCAAAACTTACACCATTTGAATCTAAAACGTCAAACAGCGGGGGCTGGTTAACTGTAATCTTTTGCTGCGCTTCTACGTATGAACCATCGTAATAATATGTTTTGCCTGCTGCGTTGTAACCCCTAGTAATTACAACTTGATCTGCTATCAATACTTCTCCGTTTGGAATTTCAGTAAGCGTAATTACTGGTTGACCTAATGCGGTAAAAGTAGAAAAGTTAATTACATAAATTTTATTATTAACGCTAGTATCATTTGCAAATATGATTGTTGCCCCATCAAACACTTGATAGTTGGCATTGCTAATGTCATCTGCTATAAATGAAAGATTATACGTAGTAGCAAATGTAATTGCTGCGGCCCACTCAACCGTTAGCGTTAGTGTGGTAGTGGTTTCTGAGATAGCGGTAATTATTGCATCAAACGGTAAGATATTATCAGAATCATTTATGTATTGATTTACCGTGAAGGTTCCTGTTACTGCGCTTTTTAGAACTGTAATAGTAGTACTAGTTCCAGCAGTCACGCCAGTCATTGTTGCAGAGTAACCAGTGTAAACCTGAACATCAGGGAAATAAGTTATTTGCCCATTTACTTGATTAAATGCATCAGTAGCTCTTGTATCTAAGAAATCTACAAATCCCTTACCCTCTGTGCCCGAATTGAACATCTTTAAATTAGGGTAGAATTCAATTATTGGACGATTTGCTTTATTCTCTTGTGTTGCATATGTGGTAGCAATCGCAGGAGCGTTATTATAAGTTGCGGTTGCATTAATTACAGCTATGTGAAACCAGCGATTACTTCTTGACCATGCGTTTCTGTTGATTGCATTTCTAGCTATTGTGATGTAATCCTTTTCAGTTGGTACATATAAAGAAGCATCATAGTTGCTTGTGTCGTACGGTATAGAATCGAACGGCTGAAGAATGCTAGTTGTAAAATCTTCCGGACAATCCAAATCACTAACTGGGATAAGTTCTATTGCAGTACCAACTCCCTCTACATAATATTCACTGTTAAGATATGAAGTGGGAAATACATCACCTTGGAATGTTACTTTTAATCCATTAGTAAATTGTACTCCGTTGAGTGAAGTATATGTGGGTTGACCAATAATGTCAGTATCAACATCTAACTCATCGTTATAATTACTTTCTATTAATCGAATTACACCAACTTTAGTAGATGTTGTTCCATCCTGATAATACAATGTGTTGAGTGTTGAACTTAAGTAAGGAACTTCTGCAATATTACCCAAACTGTCTCTATAAAAAGTTAGTCCACCGTAAGTATTTCCCACAGTAACGGTAATCTTTTCGTTTACAGGAATGCCACTGGCTGCAACTAACGCAATAGTTGGATTAGTTGGGGCACCTGTGTATGTAATGGTATAGAAATCAGTTTGCGTAGTTCCGTTATAGAACATTAGAGTAAGATTTTCAAGTGCGGTTACACCATCAATATCACCCAATGTAGACAATTGTACACCGTTAACCTGAGCAAAGGTTAAGTTAGTAGCTAATGTTACTGTATTATTTCCAGGGAACAAATATTCATTTTGTGCATCCTTATATGGTACAGTAAAAGTAACTGTACCGGTTGTTGCTCCGTTATTAGTAACGCCTAAGATATTTCTTACATACTGATTGGGGTTAATAGCAGAGTAACCTGAAGTACCGGGCTCTCCCTGAATCCAAAATTGTGTAGATTGATCTACTGCAAAAGTATATGTGCCGCCCCTTAATAAAGTAAGAGGTGGGTTATATGTTGTTGCAGGCTGATCAGTTGGGGAAATACCATATGTATTGGTTTGATCAAGTACTGTATAATCTTCTTGAGAAAAAACGGTGTCATTCCCAACAACAACTGCAGGCAGACCTGTTGGTATCCAGTAGTATTCATTAAAGTTAATTAGTTTGTCGAGACTAGTGAACGAATCCCAAGAATAAAATTCACTATTGAATAAGCGACTATTGTTTTCGGTTACGCCGCCCTGTTCTTTGAGGGCATCAATAATACCCGGATAGCTAATAAAATCTTTAGCTACTGATTCATTATACTTTGTAAATACTACGCCAGGATCTAACTGATAATCAGTTCTAGTTTTAGTTGGCTCTGGTACATAATAGTCATTGGCGTTTACACCACGTCCAAATCTACTTCCAATGTACCCTTGAATTTTCTGTGTTACAGGCGGATTAACTAGCTGGTCTAGTGTTGCTGCCAAAAACTGACGGTTAGTCGGTGTTTGAAATATTTCTGGTAAAAAATTAAGTGTTCTTATTCTCATGTTGCTCTTACTTGTAGTTCAGCCGGAGTCAATGCCGGAATTACCAAAACGTCTGCTGCTGTTGCAGCGTTAACAAATATCTCATAAGGCATGCACTTTATTTCATATAAGTCTCCAAATGGTTTAGTTGGGTCATTAGATACTAGCACCGCTGAACTAACTAGTTCTCCGCATTCAGAATGTAAGTATGCACTTAATTCAGAGAAATAAAAGGTATCTCCAAAATTCCAATTATTAACATTAAAGTAAGCATTCATTGCAGACAACACAGCGCTCCTGATTTCACTATCACTTGCATTAGTCGATGAAGACTTAATGACTTTTATTGTAGCTCGTAGTGCAGGAACTGCTTTAGGTCCAAACAACGGCTTAAACACAACACTATTTAATATGACAGAATCCGACAGCATTTTGTAATCTTGAACTTGACCATATGCTTGAGTTAATTCATTAATTGTTGGGCGATCGGGTTCTGGTACAGTATTTGTTACATCTTGAATCCAATTTTGATACGAAGTATAATACGCCTGTGTCACTACATACAAATCAATGATGTTTGTAGTAGCCGGATCAATTCTTGTTGTGTTGTTTGAATTGTGGCGATACTGAAAGTAGAAACCCTGTCTGCCGGTTTCTACTGAATATTGCGGCTGTTCTACTAATACATAATATGGAGTAGTTATTGTAGGATCTTGTTGGGTAATATAAAATATATTATCACTATACGCATAAAACAACTGCCCTTCAGGATATTCATACTTAACTACTTCAACGTTGTTCTTAGTAGCATATTGGTATTGTACATCGGTAGAGGGCACTAGTTGATATCTAGTTAAATTAATAGCATCTTGAACTAATTCAAAGAACGTGTATCCATTACCAGTAACTGCTGTAAAGAAACCTGGATCTAAAAATATTGAGTTATTGTTGACATCGGTGTATGCAACTTCTACTTCGTAGTCATTGACATATCCATCAGATTCAACTGTTTGACCTAATATGTTTAATCTAAAATCTGCACCTAATGCAGTGCTATTAGTAGGCTGCGTATTAATAGGTAATATATTAATAAAGTCTTGTATGATTTTTCCACTAAAAGGATCATACACCAATTCGTTAGGTGATAGCGTAAACCTAGTATCTGCTACACTACCAAAGTAATAAGTTAGGTTATTGTATGTAACAATATATCTATTACCGCCGTAACTAGTAAACACTACAAATGTATTGTCTGCGTCAACCGGTGTGATTGACCAGCGAATTTGATCAATAGCTAATGAGTTATTGAATCTAAGTGCAAAATCTTGTTGCAGCTCCATTCTAGAAATACATTCTTGTATAATTTCAATCGGAAGAGAATTATCAAACACAGGTATAACTTGCGTTAGTATTCCACCTGAAGAAATACTTCCATTTAATGTGACTGGTCCAGACCCGTTAGGAAAGGCTCCCTCTCCGTCATTTGTTCCGTCGCCTATAACATTTAATACTGTAGTCCATGCGCTGCCCAAATAAATCATAGCACCAACAGTTACATACCTGGCGTTATGTGTTGATACAGGTCCAATTTGAACTGGAGTTTTTACGTTACCGGATATGGTATAAAAATAACCAGTAACTGAATTAGCATCTACTGTACTTGTTTGCCAATATATAGTGCCGTCGCCGCTTGCTGCGTTAATATTATATCTTCCATACCACCCACCTACACTTGAATTAGCAAGATAGTATTGAACGGATCGACTACCGGCTAATTGTGCAGACAGTGTATTTGTCAAGAAAGATATGATATCGCTTGAGTTATTGATATTAAGTAACAAACTACCAACAGTGTTATCTTCCCACAGTGCTCCATCATCACCAAATGAATTAGTGCTTGAATATTTTCCAGTTGGGTCTAATAAATCTAAATTTTTAGATACACCAATTGAACTTCTGTTAATGGCTTTACTCTTGATAATTGAACTATACAGCGTGTAAGGGAAATTGTTATAGTCTTCTCCGTTTACCATTCTGTTCTGAGTGTAATAGCGAGTAGGAGCGCGTTGTTTGATCTCAGTAATAGGTTCTCTTGCTTGTGCATTTGATACCGGAGTTTCAAGTTGTAAACTAAATGTAATAGTTTCAGCACGATTCAATCTGCTTACATAGGTGAATGCAACTGTAACACCTTGCATTTCAGTTTGATCAATTGTATATGTTAATGCATTGCCTGCACGAACATAAGCTCTGAAGTTGCCAACTGGTATCTTTGAGAAAACACCATCACCAAATACATAAGTTACTTGATCGTTGAAGCGAGATGTTACAGAAAAGATTTCTCTGTTTGACAACTCAGTTTGAAGATATGCATCTGCATAAACACTATCAACTTTTTCCCAAATCACTCTAGTATTATTGTTGTTGTTTAGTTGGTATAACCAAGTGTCTGTATTGTTGATACCTTGAATATTGATATCTACCGTTTGGTTCGATATTTGTTGTTGTAAAGTAAAATCGTATGTTTGCAATGATCCCTGTTTAAAGTAGAAAAAGAAACCTGTGTTTGGACTACCGTAACCCAACTTGTCATTACGATAAAGTATATTAAACTTTCCAGTTGGTGCGGGTGGTATCTCATACAAATAATCTTCATCTAAACTAGTTACACTAACTAATTCAAAATTCATATTGATACCATCAACAGTAGAGTTAAATGGTGCAATTGGTAGTGATGATTGCGGAATATTTATAGCATATTCGCTAGTAGTTACACCTAGAAGATCAGCAACGTTGCCCGGCTTACCTATACGTTGTGTGTTTATTAGAGCAGCATTAATAACAGTGTTAAACTGTTCTAACCAATATGTGTTCGCTGGGTCATTCCAAAGAATAGGCAAATTGCTAAGATTGATACCGTTTAAATCGAGCATATTTTCAGTAGTAGTAACGCCAACTACTTTCAAGTATCCCTGTGCTGTTAAGTTACGTTTTGGAGTATAGCTAACCAAATTAGCTAGTTTAATTACTGAGTCTCTACGTTCAGCAGTATCAATAAAGTTTTCGCGGCTGTTTAAGTCGTTTCTAAATGCAAGTCCCTGACCCATGAAAGCCATAACATCAAGCAGAGCAATAAACTCAGAGCTTTCGATGTAATCATTAAATGTCTCAGGATAATAGCTGCGTAAGTAATCTATGAAACTTTTTCTCAGTGTCTCATAATCGAAGCTACGAAAATCGGCTTCCCTGAAAGTCTGATATATAGTCTTCCAGTCGTTGACCCCAAATAGGCCGGATTGTCGGGATGATGTAGCCATAGTAAATCTCTTTCAATCAAGTATTTATCATTACTGAAAAACCAAGTTTTTAAGAAATTTACTGTTTTAAGATAGCTTTGTTTAGATTAGGGTCAAAAAAGATATTGTATATAGCAGGATTATTGAATGGAGCTATAGCCATTTGAACTTCTAATAATATACCGTGATCTTGCGGGTAAACTCGGATATAATCTAAGATAAGTCTAGGATCTAAGCTACCAACTCTACGCATTTCAGCTTCTATTTGCATTTGAGTATCTGCGGTGTTGGGTTCAAATACAAAAGACCAAAGACGGCAACCATATTCAGGTTGTCCTACTTTTTGTCCCTGCATAATGTTTAATGCATTGATAAAGTCTTGCACTACTAAATTTTCATCTAGTAAACGATACTTCTTGCCCGGCACGATAGGAGAAACTATACCACCAAACCCACCTGCATTACTAGCAATGCGGTTAGTGGATTTTGGTTGATTAGCATTAATTGTACTGAAACCAATGTATTGTGGCATATATTGTATTTATCCTTTTAATATCACTTTGCCTTAAGATATGCTATTAAGATATGCCGCACGCCACACCGCAAGTTTGCGGTTCGCGTCATCAGCTAATCGTACCAATTCGGTGCCTGCTACAGGACCTCGTTTATTCCACTCTTCTCGTTTTGGATCGCCCTTCACCGTCGTTTTCAAAAGTATTTGTTTTTCTTTGTCCAATGGATCCCAAACTTCTTTTTTATACTTATAATAAGCTTTTTTAGCTGCCTCGTACTCTTCGTCCAATTTATCAAGTTCCGCACTACTAGGTATAATCTCTGTAGCAGCAGGAGGCTTACCGTCATATTTTGGACTAGGTATTTTAGGATCACCTATTACGTTATCTACAGAAGTAGATACTGATGCTCTGTTATTAGTACCCACTGCTATAGTAGGCAATTTCACTGCACTTCCCCCACCTACTGAAGATATAGCGGCTTGTAATTGTGTTGCCGCTCCTGCTGGTAATCCAACACTTGCTAATGCTGCTAGTCCTTGAACAGCTTCATCTAATACTCCACCAATTGAATCAGGTAACCCATTCATTGCAGAAGTTTGTGCGCTGTTGATTAGGCCTTTTATCTTATCAACACCAGGAACAGTGGATGATAATGCACCAGTTGCATTATCTACTAGTTGAGCAACTGATCCCTGACCCCCGGGTAATTTATTAAGTCCGCTAGCGATAGATGCTGCGGGGTTGCTTAGTGCTGATACTGTCTTAGATCCAATATCAGAAACTCCACCTAATATTGAATTAACTGCACCAACTGGATTAGTGATTGAATTTCCAACATCTTTGAGTGTGTTGTTCGCTGCATTAGTAAGTTCAGTTCCCGCTGAGTTACCCAATGTATCACTTACTGAATCTCCTAGTTTAGCTCCAATGATAGCTCCTGCAATTCCTCCTGCACCTCCTGATAACACATCTCCTATTCCTCTAGATATGCCTGATACAATCGATCCGGTTGCAGTAGCTATATCACTTGCAGTAGTTGTAATTGATTCTAGTAACCCGCCGCCATCACCAACCGGATTTGCTGCATTTTCTGATGTTTGTTTTGCTGCATCTTCTGCAATTTTCTTTAAATTTTGCGGTACATTAGGCTTAAATGATTTGAATGAACCGGTGATAGCTGCGAATGCGGCAGCTACAGCACCTTTTGTTTGTGATATTATATCAGATAATCCTAATGATTTTGACATTGCTTGCACTGATTGAGTTAGCGAACCAAATCCAGAATTCAGACTTGCTAACCCTGCTGCAAAATTACCCGACGAAATCCATTTGAATGGTCCGCTCTTCAAGGTGTCTAAGCCTGCACCACCAAGCAATGAAGTATTTCCCCCGCTACCTGATAATCCTGAAATAGCAGTTAGTGTTTTTCCTAACCCTTCATTAGCAACTGACATAACAGCACCGGCTATTTGTGTGGGTGCTTCTTTGCCGGTAATAGCACCAGATGAGGTCAATGCTGTTTGCGCTTTCTGTAAATTAGTAACCAGTGAAGATGCTTGCGCGCCTACATTTACTTTAAGTTGATTTAGATTAGCTGCACCCGGCATACCTGTAAATAAGTTGCTCGTCATTGCATCTTCTATTGATGTTCCGCTTTCTATTAAGTAATCAACTAAGTCAGCCGAGCCTGTTTTTAATACTCCACCCGTTTCTAATTGTTTTGGTGTTAGTGCAAATTGCCCTACTACTGCTTGAGCTTTTCCTGCTGCATCAGTAACAACGGCTGTACCTTGTTTAACTGCATCTGATGCGGTTGCTGCTGCTGCCGTAGCTGCTGTTCCTAACATTGCAGCAGTAGTATCTTTGTCTAACGATTCACTAACTGCTCCGGCTGCAGGCATAGCACTAATTGTGCCCTGACTTACTGGCACTGCCGGTGTAGATGCTGCTTGGTTTGCATCTGCGATGGGTGCTGTGGGCGCCGGTGGGAGGTTCGCATCTGATGTTAAATCTACTTTTACATCCACACCCTGACATGCATGAGCCCAAGGAGCATGGGCCGGTGCTCTTGATGTTATACTAGTTAATTTACCTGGTGCAGCAGCATAACCCTTTTCTTTATCAAATAGTGTATCAGTGTGTGCAATTATAGGTATTTTTTGTACTTCAGCAGGAGTAGTTGAAGGTTTGCCTGTGTTTAAATTTACTTTAGAACCACTTACATATGAAATTGCACTTGAGACTAACGAAGCCTCACCTGCTGCTTCCATAGCTAAAGGTCCACCGGCTTTAGTTGTGTGTTTGCCGGCAGTGTAAGCTTGATACTCTGCACCAACTCGTAAACTATAATTAGTTTCAGTATTGATTTGAATATTTTGTGCTTGAATTTTTAAATCTTTTGTTGCGTGTATATTGACATTGTTATCTGCGTGTAAATTAAGATCACC